CGGCGGTATTCCACTAACTCACCAGTCTTTGCTTCGTCCGTATATGTTAAACCTATATCTGCTAATACTTTGGTGATGGTGATCTGGTTAAACCAGGGAATGGATGGATGAATATTAAGAAGATTATCGTCACCATATGATTGAAGTGAAACAAATTTCCTAAAGTCGTTGAGATATGAACCGACGTGCTCCTTGCGCAGGGTGAGATACGCAATTCGCATTACAAGTGAGTTAAACAATGAATTTACAATTACAGTCATGGGATTTCCTGATGGTTGTGAATGAGTTTTACGATACAATTCCTTACCCACTAAGATGTTAGCATTACATATATCTTCCCAGAGCACTCTGCGTATGAGCTTCTCCTCCTCTGTTCCGTCGTACCATTTCTCGACAATCTCAAGTACAGCCCATAGAAGTTGTTGACTCAAACTGCCATCGAAATTCGAAAAGTCGCCTGCAATAACATTCTCGCCCTTGATCTGGAGGGTCCTTGCGAGAATATCCCATTCGATACCATGGGGATTAATGCCGACGCTGATCTCATTATCAATGCGGTTATCATAAACGTGTCCTATGAACTGTCCAAAATATTGCCGGAAGAGAACGGTAAACTGCATGGGGGCTGCTTCAAATACTCGAGTCTTTCCTGCCATAACCTTGGCAATGGGTCGTCGTTCGTCCTTGAGTGTAGCGGTCATAATCGCATCCGTACGCTTGTTTGCCAAACAGTGTTGTCTCATTTCTTCCACATCCTGTTCTAACTTTGCGTCGTAATGCCACTCTTCCTCGCCTAGCCAATGACGTTTCCCTTTCCCTGGGTTGTCTAACACATATGGGTATCCGGGTGAAGTCTTACGATTAATGGGGTTAATACTATCTGTTCCTTGAAGTGTTTCGTCTATTGTGAGTATGCGCCGTTCGTTAGGTGCGTTTGCTTCTAGAAGTTGTGAAATGTCATGTTGTGCTATATCTATAATTTTGTCATCTACATACACTTGTTCTGTGAGTACCTTTGCACATCCTTTCGCCATGGGATCCACCACTTCTCCGTCTGGGGTGGTGAACGTTCTCAGCTTGGCAGGAATTGTTGTAGCCGTATATGCGAGTCCATGTATAGCACTAGGTTGTAGCTCAGTCTTCAAACCTCGAAAGGGAGAATCCTGTACTACACCCAGTGGCATAATGGGTCCGTATTCCGATAAACATTCCTCTTGGTAAGGTGTGCGACCATGGATCCAGTGCGTAGTAGTAAGGCCACATTCACTAGTAAAGTCATCAAGATTTCTCTCAATAAGCTGCCTAGATGTAGCCACTGCTATACCACGCCCAATATCCGTGTTTGCACTCGTGTGAATTCCAATGATCTTTCCAGGTGTGTGGTCTGAAGTTGTCACAAGTACCGACCCGCTGTAGCCTGGTGCAGTGCGGGAATGATAGGTAAAAGTGCTCCAATACTCTGTATCATCGTGGTTCAATTGTGTAGCTGGGGTTACCGATCCAACTTCCTGAACGTAATGGGAATACATGTCCTGGTTCAACTTTATAAGGAGCAATTGTGCTTGAGCTCCGTCAAAGGTTGGAATCTTGGCTTCAAAGAACTTTGCGCGTATGTCCGGTCGTGATGTGAATGTAGGTCGTTTTGGTGTGAGATATACTAAATCTAATTTAACGCCGCGGGGATTTGTGAGTTGATGAATGTGGCAAGCCGACATGGGCAAACTAATTTCTACTTTTGCCGCACCTGGCATATACACCCACATATGTCCGTTATTTGCTATGGCCCTAGCTACGGTGTGATACGTGGTGAGTAAAATCCGGCCCGTTACGAAAATTCCTGGTCCTGACATACATGTATTAGGGGTGCTTCCTGTGGCTTTAATCATTACCATACTCTTATTCTGCATACTATTGACCTGCTCAAATGTAACTAAACTCTCTTCAGTACTAGCCTTGATATACTTAGCCTCTGACCGCTCTGAGACATGACCTTTACGAGTGGCCACCTCACGCGACTCTTGCCGAGAAGAAATACTACCCTTATGAGTAGCAAGTTCTCTCGACTCAATTCGCGTGGGAAGGTCACCTTTCTTTGTCTGTATCTCTCGTGATTCGAGGTGAAGATTGCCTAAATAACCGTCAAAATTTGCTCGAGTAGTACTAAGTTCTAAAGATTTCCTATTACGCTCTTCTCGGGTGAATTCTATGACACTAATAAGACGATTGATAAGTTCTTGTTCTGTATAATAACCTGATGCGTTCATGAGTTTAATGAGTATGAG